GAATAAGTTTCCGTTGTTATCTTCTACAATAACTTGAGGACGGCCGTAAGACAAAAGCTTAATTTGCTTATGGTCTACAATCGATAATTTTTTTAACGTTAAGTTTAAAGTTTGCTCGAAGAACGTAGTTCCGTTCTCACGAGAAGAAGTAATAGTTTGCTCGAAAGAGCTATTACCTTTTAAGTCGTACTTATATGCACTAGGAGTACCTGTAACCGTAGCAATGGCATCCGTATTAGTAGCATCGTAAGTAACTCCCGTAGCATCGCCCTCGTTAACGAAATAAACGGCTTTTAATCCTCCGTTACTCGTTTTGCAAGGCTCAATTCTGCCTAAAGAAATATCACAAGCCATTTTGAATAATTTAAAAAGTTGAAAAATAAGCACCCCGAATTAACGAGGTGCTATTGAAGCTAATTAGTTAGCCGAGTTAGTGATTCCGTAAGTAACGATATCTTCTACCGCACCGTATTGAACACCAGCAGTTAAACGCATAACCACTCTGACATTTTCACTGCCATCAACATCTGCCATGTCAATAACCTTAACAGAAGAAGAATCCATGTCAGCTAATAATCCAGTTCCGAAGAATAAGTTTTCTTTAGTAGTTGCAATCGCTGTGTTAGAAGCTAAACCATTAGCTACGAAAATCTTAACACCATCGAAAGAAAGAGAACCATTGTTGTACCATTGAGTACCCATTGCGTTAGTACCGTTAGCACCTAAGCCAGAAGCAGCAAATCCACCCAAAGCACGAACGTAAGCACGAGCGATGTTTTGAGATACGTAGATATGTAAGCCATCTTGTCCGTAAAGAGCTGCAGGGATTGCATCAACAATCTTGCCTAATTCAGCAACTACGTTAGAAGCCGTAACGGTTGTACCCGCAACTTCTTGAGCCGTTGGAAGAGAAGCATCAGCAGCTAACAATGTAGCGAAACCATTGAACTCGCCAGCGTTAGCCGTAACACCAGTCCAGATGTTTGTTTCGTTCTTAGCAGCAACCTTCGCAGCTACGTGAGCTACTAAGAAATCAGCGAAAGATTTAGGAAGTACATCGAATGCCGAGTATCCTTGTTCTGCAGAAAGCCAGTCCGAATGAAAGTCTTTTTTGCATAATTGAAGGTTAACTTGAAATTCTTCCGGTTGTAAGATACGCTCGGTTAAAGTAACCGTAGACGTTGCAGAGAAATCACAAGTAGCATCTTTTAAGATAGCATCCGTAGATAATTTCTTAACCACTTCTTTGTATTTGATACCTGGTTTAACTGTGATACCACCTGCATCGATAGTAGGAGAAGATAATAAAGCAGCCGAGATAATTTGATTTTTAAACTCACCTGCATAAGTTGTAGTAATACTGGTTGTAGTAGCCATTTTTTAATTTGTTAGTTAATTATTTTGAAAAGATTTTATTAAATACTGAATCTTCAATAGAAGACACTCTGTTTTTACCAATTTTAAACATTTGCTTAGGAGCGTTTGCCTCTGGATTGTGAGCTAAAGGCTCAGCACCTTCTTCGATAGAAGACATTTCAACTTTTAAAGACTCATTCTCCGCTTTTAACGCTTCGTTTTCTTGCTTAATTAATGAGAACTCTTGACGTAATTTCTCAATCTCGGCGAAGAAAGTCTCTTTGGAAACTGATTCTACAATACGCTTAGCCTTTGGGGCTTCTTCCGTAGACATCTCAGGAGCGATAACTTCTTCCGGTGCTTCCTCAATCATTGGAGCTTCTTCTTCCGCTTCTTCTTCCATAATAGATGCAATAACACCTTCTACGGAAACCACAAGGATTTTACCATCCTCTAACTTGTACTCGCCTACTGGCATAGGTACAATACCGTCAGCCGTTACAATTCCTACCGAGTAATCCGGCTCAAATGCTTCCGCTTCAATGATAGTAATACCATCTTCTAGCTTCATTTGCGCTAATTTTACTTCCATAGAAAGAACAGCCTTAATCTTGTTTAACTTGTTCTTGTATTCCATATATTTATTAATTTATTTACTTACTAAACTGCTTTAGACATATAGCTAATTAATCCGCTAACCCTTTTGCTTTCTTGTGTAGCTTCTGCAATTTGCTTTTGTAAAGAAGCTATTGCCCCACCATCAATACCAATTTCTTTTAATTTAGCTATTGCAGCCGTATTATTTTTAATAACATCTTGATAAAAAGGTAAAGACTTTTTTAATTTATTTTCAATAGCAATTACTTCACTTTGAATTTCTGCAAATTGAAAAGCCTTATCCAATAATGAACGTGAGTCCTCAATTACTCCAAACTCGTACTTTTGTGATGCTAACTCTACTTTTTCATCTGAGAATAATTTCTCAAATACTTTCTTTTGTGTGTTCATATTTATCCGTTTTGTCTTGTTATAACTCTTGGCTCGTTTGTATTTAATACCGATGAGCTTACTTGCCCAACTAAAGCACCAATACCTTGATTAATTTCTTCGCCTTTGCAACAATCTTTAGAGTATGTCCCATCTTCGCATAAGCAAGCTCTTGAAGAATCTTGTGGACTTGTCTTTTTATTCGCCATCTTTTAAAATATTTATGATTTGATTAATTAACTCCTCCTCTTGTACTTCTTCTAAGGACATCTCTAGCTTATCCGCAAAGTATCCCTCGATAGAAAAACCTTTATACTTACCCTCCTTAACTTGCTTCCAAACGTTCTCATCTTCTATTTTCATAGATATCATCCAAGTTCCTTTAGGAAGTGAGAATCCATATTGCTTAGACTTGTCCATGTCGGGGTTGTCAATAATCCAAGACTCTACCACCGTAGCACCATCAAATTTAGCCTTGTGCTCAAGTGTTGCGTTTGATTGGTTACCATTCTTTAAGAATAGTTCACTTGCTTGCTTTACCGTAGCCTCGCTAAAGAATACGTAGAACTCGTCTTTGCCGTTCTTACGATAGATTTGCTTGTTAGGAATTAACGCAGCTCCCATAAGGATACGCTTATCCGAATCTACCTCAGTAAATTCTATTTTGTATTCCTTATTTAAAGCGATAAAATTCTCCTCGATAGCCGGTGCATCCACCAAGCTAACCGCATCAATCCCATCTAAATCTTTCTCGATAACTAATTCGACAATTCTCATAGCCTATAAACGTTTATATTTTTTTTTGTTATATTTTCAAATTACCCAAGACTAGCCGAAGTAACAATATTTCTATTTAGTGCTTGTTGAGTAGTTACGTCTTGAGCCACTACATAAGCTCTCATAGGCTCTTGTGGTTTGCCTAGAGTTTGTGCTAATTGATTAACTCCGCTTACTCCAACTACGTTAAACGATGGGGCTGAACTAGTAGCACTTGGAGCGGTGTTTTCGCCTCCTCCTGTACTACCTACGTTTGTAGATAAGATGTCTTGTACCGATTTAAAACCAATCGCTGCGGTAGTTGCAATATTTGCTAACTTAATACCAAACTCAAATGGAGTAGCTGTCTTAGTCGCTAACTCGGCGGTAATACCTTGATAAGTATTAATTAACGCTTGTGCTACCGCAAATGCTTTGCCCTCCGTAGAGTTTTGTTCAAATAAGCTAGACATATTACCTAGCGTTTGGCTAACCATTGCAAGCTTTTGCTTTTGTAATGCTTTCTCTTGAGCGTGAGCCTCCTTATCTATTTTAGCTTTTTCATCCGCACTTAATTGATTTGAATTTTGAGCTAATTCGTTATACTTTTTCAAAGCCTCCAATCGCATTGATAAAGAGTTTTGCTCATTTGATAGCTCGGCTTGTAAGCGTTCGCTTTGCTTAGTATAGTTATAAGTAGCTATCTCGTCTTGTTTAGAACGAATAGAAGCTTCTAATTCTTGTTTCTTAGCGTTGTATTCTTTTTCCGCATCTACTCTAGCTTGAGTATCTAAAGCATAAGAATTAATATTATTTTGTAATCGCTCTAATTGAATCTTTTTCTCCTCCTCTAAATTATCTAATTGAGCTTTTAATTTTTTATCTTCATCCTTTATTAACTCGGCGGTAGCTTGCTTTTCGGCTATTGCTAAATCCGCAACACCCTCTTTAGCGGTTTTATCTAAATCAATTTTTTCTTTTGTTAAAGCGATTGCGTTTGCTTGTTGTTCCGAACGTAAACCTTCTACTTGAGCTAAAACACCTGCAGCGTTTGCCTCGGCATTAATTAAAGCTACTCTATTTTCTATTGAAGCGTTTTTATCTACATCCGCTTGAGCTGCATCAACTTGAGCTTGAGCTGCAGCAAGCATTGCTTTTGTTTGATTATCTAAAACTTCATTTAAATCCTCATTTGCTTTAATTCGTTTGTCGATTGATAACAAATCATTATCTCTAATTTGTCTTTGTTTCTCCGCTTGTCTATCGAAATCTTCAGCAGCTTTTGCTTGTTTTGCTGCAGCTAACTGAGCATTATTTTTTAATTCAACTAATCTCTCTGCAGCTTCTTTTACTTTTTTTGCATAATCCGATAAACTATTCGCTGCTTTCTTAACTATTTCCTTCCCTTTATCTACACTATTATTAACTCCGGTTAAAACATCTACCGATTCTTTTCCAGCCTTTTTAACGTTGTCTAGGGCTGCAGCAAAGTTGCCGGAGAACAATTCCTTCAAAGCACTACTTAAATATCCTAGAGTGTCAAGGAATGAATTAAAACGCTCAATTAAATTCTCTTTGATTGCGTTGCCTAGTTTCTTTAAATTCTCTACCGGATGCTCAAAAACATCCTTAAAAAAAGCAACTATTTTAGGGAAGTTATCAAAGATTAACTTAATTAAATCATTGAAAACAATAGACAAGGCTTCTAATGCCGTGTTCATAATGTCTACTACCTTTTGATTTTTAGATAGTACCTCTTTGAACATATTGAATGCCTCCATTACAAGCCCAATACCAAGAGCTTTAACGGCTAGACCCATGCCTTTAAATCCATTGACTAAGCCTTTGATTCCGCCTTCGGCATTCTTAGTAGACTTACCAATATCTTTAATAGACTCTTCGGTCTCGGCAAACTTTTCGACAAGGTCACTAACCTTTTTTTCAAGGTCTTTGATATTGTTTTTTAATTCTAATTCGACTGTAACTTTTTCCATTGTCTTTTTATTTGCTCAAATGCCATTTTAAACGTACTCGGTATTTCGTATTTCCCTTTAGCTATTTCTATCTCCTCGCTTTGGTTATAATGAGGAAGCATATTTAGCAAGTCTAATATTTGCTTTATCATATCGTTCTAAAATCGGTTAGTAATTCAAATTGTACTTCTCCACTTGTTAA